GGTCCAACTAATGCGGGAGACTAGATGCGTAATCTGCATCTCCTCCAATGCAGCATGAATCCGAGTTCTCCAAGACTCGAACACATGGTCTTCATGACGAGCTAACTCGCGCAATGCACCATCAACATTTTGAATAAATATGTCGAGGGCGCAAGTTGCGGAGCGCCTATAACAATGCAATGATTTAGAGATAGACATCAAATCGAGTGGAGCTACATAATGGTTCATGTATGGCTCCCATCTCCAAGCTCGCTTGCAAAATCGTGCGTCAGCTTCGGTCGTGAAGAGGGGTACAATTGCTGACTTCTTACCATCAGTGTACTTAATGCGATAGCTGGCAAATATCTTTTGACATAAAGCCATATTAAACCATTTAACGCGAGAAGATCCAATGGAATCATCACCAACTGTACCTAGGTGAACATTACTGCGAAACTTTGCGACTTTCTTAAGCACAGCTACTGGTGGCTCCATATCAAGTTTGCCTGTTATTTGTTCAGCTCCTGCCAGATAATACGCCACTCTGTGTAAAAGAGCGTTGCATGTACCGTTAAGGAAAATAGTCAAAATACAGCCTGATGGAACCCAACCATCAACGACAAAAACGTCACCGTTCATTAAGAAGATAGACGTGGCTAAGTCGCAAATGTAGCTTTCTAGTGCAGTTAATTGTTCGTCCGTATATTTGAAAAATGGTGACGCAGCCACTTCTCTAGCAATTATGCCAGCAGCGCGTATAAGTTGACCATTAATTACTAGGTCATACTTACTAAAATCACCTTCAAGAATCCATTTGGTCTCAAAACCAAAAATATACTCATGAAGTTGATCCCATTCATCATTAACACAGTTGACTCCTTGCCAGAGTTCACTAACTAAAGGAATTGTATATAATGCATCAAGTATAGGGAGAAAAAGCTGTTTACCATTCATGAAGAACGGCATGCTATAACAGCTAAAGGCGCGGACTTTTTCAGAACCTAGAGGGACAGGTTCATCTTTCAGGGCTCCGCGTACAATTGGCCCGTGCATCTCACCGTGCATATGTTCTTGCATGATGAAATCGCATCCATCCTTGATCTCCTGGGTGACAGTGTATGTTTTATTTCCAAAAATCGGATCATAACTCACTTCCAACCAATCGATCTTTTTCCCTTTATACCCTGGACCACCAGAAGTGTTAGCATCCAATTGCTTGTAATACTTTTGCTTCGGAACGCCATTCAGCGTTTGATCCATTGTGAGCATGCCATCGACAGGTGGTTTGAAATCGAGCTTCTTTAACTCATCAAGAACACCATCTAGATATTCTTCCATGCAATGCTCCAACAAGGGAGGATAGATTTCATGCGCATTTTGGGTTCCTTTGGTTATGTAATCACCAAAATTAAAATTAGCACGAAATTTGGGTCTACCATGTTCCTTTGGTAAACCAGCGTGCTCTAAGGCAGCGCTACCCGGCGACGTTTGCACATCAGAAAAATATTGCGAACGTGTGCGTCTATCACTTCCTAAAACTGAAACATTATGTTGTTCG